CCTGGGTGACGGCGCTCGTGGTCTTGGCGACCGGATGGAAGTTGATCCGGGTGGTGCCTCCGCCGAGGTACTCGGGTCGCTGGAGTCGGCCGTCGGGGCTGATGACTCCGAAGTGAGATCGCAGGATCTCGGTGTACCTCGAGCCGCCTCGAGCGTCGCGCTCGAGGAGCCGTTGGATTTGGAAAGCTTGGCGGAGCTGGTTGATGGTGGCGGCGGTTGCGCCGCTGAGGTTCGCGATCAGCTTGGTCTCGTCCCAGAGCAAGTCCTGGGTGACGCCAGGTGCTGCGCCGGATCCGATGATGTTGCCGGTTCCGGTTTGGAACCGGAGGTTGCGTGCAGCGCCAGGTGAGCCGGCCCACTCGAACTGTGGCATAGCATCGCCTGTGGCGATGACGGGGGCGCTGGTGCCGAGCGGGAGCGTCACGGGGTTCCCCTTCTGTGGGAAGGGGAGGCAGCTGGTGAAGTAGTCGTGGCGCTTGCCTCGTTTCAAGAGGACGTAGTCCGCGATGGCGTCGGGTCCGTCGTCGGTGTCGACTACGACGGAGTTCTGCAGGTTCTGGTCGCGGAACCACTCGTTCCAGATCAGGTTGTAGGCCCGGAAGGGGAGGCTCGTGTGCGCGTTGGCGCTTAGCGGGAGTGAGCCGTTGACGACGTCGGGTCTGATTCCGAAGTAGTCGCTGAGGCTCTTTTGGGCCGGTGTGTAGCTTGAGAAGACCGGCATGATGAAGTCGGTCGTGTCGCCTGGGTTGCGCTGCTCGCCGTTGAATTTTTGCCAGTTGTCCCAGACCAGGCGGTTGGGGACGGCGAAGTAGAAGATGTCGAGCCAGACGTTGTCCATGACCGGGACGAGCGGTGTTGTCATGCGGACTAGCGAGCTCGTCCGCAGGTTGATGGTGTCGCCGGGGAGTGCCTCATCGATGAAGATCGGGATGAGGAAGCCCTCGTCGAAGGTCGTTTTGAGTGCGCAGCTTCGATCGAAGGAGCTGCGCTGGATGTTCGCGCTGGGGACCTGCGCGAAGGAGTGCTGCGACCGGGTCGAGCCTGCGTAGTTCGAGCCGGTTCGCATGTCGTTGATGAAGCCCATGGTTGTTAGTTTCCTTTGATGTAGTTGATGGCGAGGCCGAGGTTCTCGTGCGTCTTGAGCGGGAAGAGTTCTCCGGAGCGTTCGTCCCACTCTGCGATGCAGAAGAGGGTGTAGTCGCCCGCGAAGGTGTTGAAGTCGTGTTCCTGGGTGTTGGCCGCTTTGGTGAAGGAGCGGATCATGGAGGCGTTGTTCCGTTCGAAGATCGGTGTGCTGTACGTCTCAGCTTTGGAGTCGTAAACACTGTAAACCCTGGTCATTGTCATCCCTCTATATGCGTTGGAATTGTAGGTTCTAGAGCTTTCTTTGCTGAGCGTTGAGTCGTGCTAGGTGCACTTGTTCACGTATTCGTAGCCTCCTTTCTGTTTGTTCCTCGGTGTTCATGTGCTTGAGCCGCTTCATCTTCAGTTCCCTCAAAGCTGCTTCCTCTAACTTTCCGTCGTAGTACTTGGGCGGTCTGAATCTCCGCCCTTTGTGCACGACTTCGTCAGCTGGGTAGACGTCGCGGTGGTATTTGTCGAACCAGGCCGAGCCGAGTCCTGGTTTAAGGCTCATGGAGCTGTAGGGCGGCCGAAGGTCGCCGTATTCTTCTGCGCCGGCGTTGCCTGTTAGTTTCTTCATGCAGTAGCGGGCAACGTATTCGGCGCTTTCGTAGGTGAGGTTGCCTACGGTAACGGTCCCAAGTCCCCACGTTTGTTGAAGCAGTGGGGATGTATACAGGTCTGACTGCTTCGTCCTGCGCAGTAGCACCCTGTCGCTCGCGAAGTCGAGTCCGAACAAGCAGGCATGGTAATGCGGGCGATGTGTGTTAGGCCCGTACTCTCCGCAGTGGTAGTAGCGGAACGGCCCAAGATTCTTGCGCAGTCGCTTCGTAAATCGTTGATAGTCATCGACCTGGAGTCCTCCGTCGTCGGGTAGGTGGTCGTCGTCGTAGGTGAGCGTGATGAAGCAGTTGTTCGCGTGCATCAGGCTCTCGTGCATGATGCGGATCGCCCAGCTGCGGGCGAGGTCTTGGCGGCAGCCGATGCAATGGCCGCATCGGAAGGTGAGGGGGCGGTCAGCCCAGCCCGACTTGCTGTCGAACTTGATCTGACCGCCCGGTGCCCGGTACGCCTTGAGAGGCGTGTAACACGGCAAGGTGTTCGCCTGCGAGGGACGACTACAGGCGGATCCCACCGCGCATCGGGCGCGAGCGGAGGTTCTTTCTCCGGACTCTCGTGCCCTTCCGGAACACCCGCCGCGAGTGGCGGCGGCTCATGTGCTTCCGTCTCATGGTAGCCCCCCTTGGGGGGCATTAGACCAATTGCTGTACTTGATGTCAATTGGTCTAGGTGACACCAAATGCGTTTGGGGTCACCTGATAGAAAAAGGGGGGACGGCTGGTGAGTGCCGCCCCCCCTTCGGATCGCTGGTCTCAGGCGATCCTAGGGCTCCGGATCGGGTTCCGGAGCCGGCTCCGCAGGTGCCGGTGCGGCCGGCGGCTGCGGGGTCTGTTCGGGCAGGAGCTTGAGCTTGACGAGCTCGTCCGCCCGGTCGGGGTTGAAGACCAGGTCGAGGAACTCGCCTGGGTCGTTGTGGCAGTGGAGTCGGACGTGAGCCGGGAGGTTCTCGAAGGATTGCTCGGCTTCGGCGACTCGGTTCATCGCCTCGTGGAAGTCCATCCCGCTGGCGAAGTCTCCGTAGCGGGCCGGTCGTCCATCGACCGGGAGGGGGATGTTGTGGGCGATGTGGCGCGCGACGATGGCGTTGACGTCGGTCTCGAGCGCCTGGCTCTGCTTGGTCATGAGGTCGCCGCCTTCGGGCTGGTAGACCCGCTTGCGGATGGTGGTCAGGTCTTCGGGCATTACTCACCCCTTTCGTGGCGTCCGAGGGTGTCTCGGACTTGTCGGCCGGTGGAGAGGAAGCCTTCCACGGCTCGTTTGATTTCGCGAGACCCCTCGCCGACGGGCCCGCGTTTGATCAGCTCAATCTGTTCAGGACTGTAAGGAGTGCCCACGCGAGTAGAATAGTCACGAGCGCGAATCCAACTAGTATCCGCATCGATGTTCTCCCGCATAGCGCGAGTCCGTTCGGTTTCGGCGTTTGTTAGGTCACGCTGCTGCGTGAGGTTCAGGAGCGTCTGGAGCTGCTGAGCTTCTTTGTACTGCGCCGCGTTGGCGTTGTACCAGGCTTCTTTCGCCTCCGCTTCTGTTCGGGAAGCGGCGTGTTCGGTGATCTTGATGTTGTCCTTCGCCTGGCGGACGGCCAGGGCAGAAGAGACGGCCTTGCCGATGTCGAAGTCGACGTCGGGGACGACGGTCTGTGCAGCGCTGACGTTAGGGCTCGGTGAGACCGAGCCCATGTAGGCCAGCATGGGATTGAGTCCGGCGCGCTTGAGGTCTTTGACGGTTCGGGAGTACTGGTGTGCGGCCATCCAGGCCGCGAAATTCTGCGCGTCGCTGGTGTTCTCGTTGGCGATCTTGTTGCCGTAGAAGGCTCCTGCGGCGGCGGTGGTTCCGCTGCCGAGGGCGCTGGCTCCTGCGCTGATGCCGAATAGGTCGCCCATTAGGGGGTTACCCCCTGGTCGTGGAGCTCGGTGGCGACCTGGCCGGGGACGCTGAGCTCAGCGCCGCCAGCTCCGGCCAGGACGGCGAGGAGTACGCGGAGGAGTTCGAATCCGAGGCGTACCCAGTTGTTGGTGTGCCAGGTGGTCACTTTGTCCTCGATGAGGTCTAGGGCGAAGCCTAGCCCCATGCAGTATTCGCAATCTTCGGTGATTGCTTCGCTGGTGTTGCCGCAATGGCCGCAGTCGTCCGCGACTAGCAGCTTGTCTCCGATGTGGAGGCGCATCAGAAGTGGTCGATCATGCCCGGGACCGAGAAGGTCGGCATCGGGCGTGCGTGCTTGAACTGGAACCAGAAGTCGCCGTAGAAGTGGGGTTCCAGTGTGGTGGCGACGATGCGCTCGATCGGAGCGTCGTCCTGGATGAACGTGCCGTTGAGGAGCGGGAGCGACGCGAAGTCCTGCGCTAGGTGGAAGATGTCCACGGGGGCCGTGGCATCGCTGCGCATGAGGCCGCTGGTGCGGCTGGGCTTGTATCTGTACTCGGCGTATCTCTCCTGGTAGCCGAAGACGTCCTCGTCGGCGGTGGTGCCTTGGTAGAAGATTTCCTTGTTGAGGACGGCCTGTTCTCCGAGGTGTGCCAGGGCGGGCCAGAAGAAGTCGTAGCGGGTGCGGCGGTTCCACATCCGCTCTTGGCCCTGCTGGTAGGTGAGGTCGGCGCGGACGTTGGCGAGGCCGATCACATAACAGTGTTCCGTGAAGGATTTCACGAAGCCGATGCCGTCTTGGGTGGTGACTGCGAAGGCGCCGAGCGAGGCGTAGGGGGGTCCCTGGCCTCCGCCCTGGGTGACGGCGCTCGTGGTCTTGGCGACCGGATGGAAGTTGATCCGGGTGGTGCCTCCGCCGAGGTACTCGGGTCGCTGGAGTCGGCCGTCGGGGCTGATGACTCCGAAGTGAGATCG